TCAACAGCATTATCAGCTAATTCACTAGAACCAACTGCATTAGCCGCTATTTGTGCAGCAGTTATTGTATTATCAGCAATTTTGGCAGCAGTAACAGCGTTGTTAGCTAACTTTCCTGTAGTAATATTTAAGTCTGTAACTTTTGCAGTTGTAACAGCATTAGATGCAATAGCTCCACTATCTACTGCGTTATCAGCAAGTTCAGATGCCCCGATAGCATTAGCAGCTATGTGACCAGAAGTAATAGTGTCAGAAGCAATCTTTGCTCCTGTAATAGCAGTGCTGGCAATAGCAGCAGTATCTACTGCATTGTCCGCTAACTCAGTTGCAGTTACAGAATTAGTAGCAAGTTGAGTTGCAGTAACAGAAGCAGCAGTAAGTTTTGCACCAGGAATATCGCCATCGCTAAAATTAGTTTTTACAAAAGTAACAGCACTATCAGCTATCTTTGTAGTGGTTACAGACGTTGCTGCTAACTTAGCCGTTGTTACATTTAAATCTGTTATTGCTGCTGTATCTACCGCATTATCTGCAAGCTCACTTGAACCTATGGCATTTGCTGCAATCTGCGTAGCTGTGATCGTATCATTTGCTAATTTTGCACCAGTTATTGTTGCATCTGTAATTTTTGCATTAGTAACTGCACTATCGGCTAAAGTTGCAGTTACAATTTGCCCTACAGACAGAGGATAGCTAAGTGCTGTAGCTGGTATTGATGCTGAATCTACTAATCCAAAAGCACCTTGTACAAAGTTTTTTGCAGTTATTTTTTTGGTTTCTGTTGCACTGACATCTGCAAGAGCAATCGGATCTGTTGCTTGCAGTTGGGCTGAACTTAATTCTGGTAATTGTGTAATCTGTAGATCAGCCATGTCAAGTCGCTTTTAAGTACATCATAAATCTAAATTTAAG